TTATTATACCGACTGGCCATACCTCTCTTGCCAGCCTCACTTCTTTTTGCTATAATATCGTCGTATTTGTCTTTATTAGAGTCTATCTGTTTCTTTATAAAGGAGAATGCCATTTTAGCCAACGGTCTCAGCTCCGACAATGTCCCCGACTCGGCATATTCAATGACCGCATCGTACACTTCAAGTCTGACCTCCGGTGGATAATCCACTAGCACCTCTTTCCATTCAGTATAAAAAACAAAAGACTTCCGTCTGCTTTCCTGTCCCATAATACGAGTATATTATTTAATCATTTATTAATAGTCAGCCTGAACAAGCCACGTTTTACAACCTTTCTTTGTATCAGTCCTTCCCTTATCATTACCGGAACAAGATTCCGCACATATTCGATAGAGATGAATTCCGTTCTGACAAAAAGATCCTGCAAGGTTCCCAAAAAACCATCCGGCCCGCAATTTTCTATAGCGCGAAGAATACATACTTTTGAGAAGCCCAATTTAAGCAACAAGGCACGAGAAAGAATGACTGTATCAGGTGGTACGTAATCCTGAACTCTCTTATGTTCAACCAGCAGTTCTGTTTCAACAGCCATACGCACACGATGGTAATCCCTCCATTGTCCGTTGCCACAGGTCAGCTTTCCTGCCATACGGTCAATGTCAGTCACTGTGGTACACGTACCATTATAGGTTAATATTCGATCTCCGATTTTCAGTTTTTTAAATTGTAAGGCATTCATGATATTTTAATTCCTTTCTAATCATTTGAAGCTAATTAGGTTACATCATTAATACTGATTTCTCCTTTTAAAACTCGTTCTACCTGCCGGTCAAGTAATTCTTGAAATTCTATTTGGCATATAAGAGAGCAATCCGGTATCATCTCTTCCGGCATTTCTCCACGGTTAGGAGAAAGCTCATCAAGAAATATTTTTCCAGATTGGTCTTTCAGACACGTTGCTCCTACTTCTCGTTCAATTTTAGCCATCCGATCAAACACATTCGGGAAATCCTTCCGTATCTTATTCCAGTAGCCCATTCCACCTTTGACACAACCGATACAATTATTGTTATTGTAACCCATCTTGTACATGGCAGGGATTTCAATGCCGGCTTTCCAAAGCATTCCCATTGCATCTTGCTTGGTTATCTGTCGCTCGATAAGTGGGTACAACGGCTTTGTATCAGGATATTGCTGTTTAAAGCGGACAGCACGGTTTATTTCTTTCGGGTCAAAGTCGAATCCCCAGACTTGACCGTCCCAATTTCCCAACTCTTTTTCCAGCTTGTAACGGACTTGTTTCTTTAATTCGAATGTGCAAGCTGCACCAGTAGGACCATTGATAAATCTTTTCTTAGCCAACACATCCTCTACGTTGAGATACTTATCGCTTCTGATAGTGTGGATTGGCTGACCGTACCAATCTTCACAATCAGCAAGGAACCGGATGTTATCGGGATGTCCGGAGCCAGTATCTATGTAGTAAAGCTGTACATCTTTGTACAGACTCAACGCTATCTTACAAGCTACTGCGGATGTTACACCGCAAGAAAACCATGCTATTATCATTTGATTCCTTTCCTTGTTGATTAGTCATTAAATCTCATGATAGATCTGTTAATAATGTCTTCATCTCCCTCGTCATAATGTTCACCACAGGAAAATTCTTCATATCCCTTTTCTTCTATCTTCCAACGAGGATCAGACACCCCATTAAAATCTGAATCAGAGTGGATCTCACCAAGTCTTTTAAATTCTCTGTTAAGTTCTTTGTCTTTTATATCAACAATCACAGAGACCTCTTTTTGTAGGATATATGTAACCTTATACTTCATTTCTATATCGTTATGAATTAATTGGCAGTTTCATAAAACACATCCATATTGTCTTGCTCTGTCTTCCAGTGGTATGCCCAAATAGAGGTTTAAAAGGGATAACAGACAATACATCCACTGTTTTTATTTCACTTTCGTTCCATTTGAATACAAGCGTGCCGTTAGGCTTCAAGACGCGCATACACTCAGTAAATCCATCGTGTATGAGTGACTGCCAGTCTTTCGGCAGTTTTCCGTACTTTTTAGCCATCCATGAGGTTTCACCAAGTGTTTTCAGGTGCGGTGGGTCGAACACCACCATGTAGAAAGAATTGTCCTCAAACGGCAAGTGGGTGAAATCTGCTATTATATCCGGTTTTATCTCTATGGTTCTGATCTTATCTCTATCCTTGGCTGTTACTATCTCTGATCTCTTATCAACGAATAAGGCAAGAGGATTATGTTTGTCAAACCAAAACATTCTACTGCTACAACAGGCATCTAATATAAGTTTTCCATTTTCCATTAAGCTATTTCTTTTGATTTCTTCAATCTCAACTTTCTCAATACTTTGCAAAGTGCTTCAGTATTTTTTCTCGCTTGTGTAACCTCCACCGCATTCCCGATAAATTTCTTTTGGTCAGCTTGTGTGCCTATTAAAACATAATCTTCAGGGAATCCCATAATCTTTTTGAGTTCCGGAATGCGAAGCATCCGCATTTTAATATCCACTATGCCATACAGTGCCATGAACTCCTTTATCTTCACGGTCATAGGACTATCATTGTCGTAGATTTCAATCGCTACCTGACCGCTTTCTGTTGCTACCAGATAGGGCGGCATCTTATCCATGCGGGCTATTAATGTGAAGCACGGGCTATCAACAGAGCCGCCAGCACTGTTGAACTGTGGATTCATCAGATAGCGCCATTTCCTGTTTGCGGTAATGGTCTGGGAGGGTTCCTCTATACTACTACCTACATTTGAGAATGCAGTATTCATTATCCACGGCTGGCATGTTACCAAGTTTTGTTTCGGTGTTGTGGTAACAGCGGGGCATGGCGAGTTTATATCAGACACCTGACCACCTCCAGAATATTGATTCATAAAAAATGGAGATACAAGGGAAAGTCTGTCTTTCGTCAGAAGTGTAGGACAAGGCTGATTAATATCCTTTCCTGTATCCTTAAAGTTATAAGAACACATAAATTGGCTTTCAATTAAAGCCATCCTGTCCTTCGTTGTGACCGTAGGTGCAGGAAGTTCCACCGAATGATTATGCCCGTTCCCATAGTAAGCCGATACAAAAACGTGGTGGTCTTTACAAGTGATTGCTCCAGCCGGTTCTTCCACTGATACGTTCTTGCTGTCGGGGTGTCCGCTAAACTGCTTAGAGAGGAAACAAACTTGCGCTACTCCAAGTCTGCCTTGCGTGGCTACCACCGGACATGGTTCGTCAATCCCAGGAGCGTTATATTTCCCTGTACGGCTCATAGAATTATACTTTACGAGGAAGGCATCCTTTCCTCCGGCTACAAACTTGATAAGTCCAGCATAGATACGTTCAAGCGTTTTCTCTGCAAGAGACTTTTCCCTAAAGATGGTAGTTCCTTCGTCAGAAAAATTAAGAACTTCCTTGACGGGTTTCCATTTTTCCAGCTTAGAAAACATGTCCTTCCTGCCACCTTTACAGTGGGTCGGTTCAGGGAATACTATCGGCAAGCTCTTTTTAGCAAAGATGCCGAAGAAGCGTTTCCTTGTGGTGTAGGCACCGAAGTCGGCAGCATTTAAGATGCGGTGCTCAAAGTTGTAACCGTACTTCTTGACATTGCGCACCCACTTTTGATAAAGCCGGCCTTTGTCCATGCTGATAGGCTTCCCTTTTTCGTCCATATCTCCCCAGCTCATAAACTCCTCCACATTCTCAATCTGAATATAATCAGGATCTATCACATCAATGTAGCGGAAGAGATGTTCAGCCAGTGTCCGGCTATCAGCATCACGTGGCTGACCGCCTTTGGCTTTCGAGAAGTTGGTACACTCCAAAGAAGCATGAAGCATTATCATAGCATCAGGATATAACTGACGAATACGTTCTACAATAGTGCTTATCGGGGAAAGTTCCAGTGTACGGATATCCTCAATAAAGTGAAGTGCATCAGGGATATTGGCATCATGTGAAAGGATGGCATTCTTGTCATGGTTCACACAACAAACAACCTTTGCACATTTATTTCCATCCAATCGTGCTTCTTCCACACCTTCGGACAAACCGCCGGCACCACAAAAAAGGTCTATTACGAACAATTCGATATCGGACAGACCTTCTAAACTCCTTAGTATTTCTTTTAATGATTTCATAATTTCTCCTTTCTAAACAGATGGCTGAACGAATTATCCAAATCCAAGTCTAGATTCAGTTTTATTAAGTTTAAGAGTTATTATTAGGAAAGGGGGGGCAAACAGGTTGTTCCCCACCATATATCCATTTTCTATCAGTTCCTTCATCCATTTCTCCTCTATAGCAGGAAGGGACTTGGCTCTCCGGTATACTGTCCTATCTTTAACATTCACCTCATTGCCTTTTTTACGAAGCAAATAGTGAAGCTTGTATAATCTGTTTCTTGTTGCCATAAACCATATTATTAGAGTTTCTATATGATCTTTTTGTAGAACTTACATATCTGTCCGTACTTGTTACAGGCGCATTCGCGGTGCCCCTTCGCACTACAGAAACATGAATTGCCCCGATGGTCCGAACTATTGGCGCAATTACGGCAGTACACACGTTTCGGCTCCACTCTTTTTAACGTCATAGTCACAGGGTTGAACAGGTTCGATAATAACGGCTATACCACAGCTTGAAGCCACATCAAGCTCAAGCTTGCATCCCTTAGACAGTTCCCATCCGGGAAGCATGAAAATAGCGTCACATTTCAGCAACATCGCGATATCGGCTCTCATATGCTCTCTCCAATGCGCATTATCAGGAACACCGTTATCGAAAGGATTCACAGGATCATAACCTTGTGATTCAAGTCTTTCTTTCGCCATGAGAAAAGCATGCTTCCGCTCATGAAGATCATAATGCGCTATCGGTCCACTTATATAGATTTTTACTTTACCCATTAATACTTCGTTTTAATTTTAACTTTAACGGAAAGATACAATATTGAAAGCCGTAACCTCATTATACCATTTCTGTCCATCCTTTACAAAATGCGCCTCTATGCGAAGAGACATTCTTACAGTATCCCCCATATTAAGGAGCTCTCCTACGTGTTCCCCATAGTTAAATACTGAAACCACTAGAGAAGTAGGGCGCATACCCGACTGCTCTATAAGATATGTGTATTTCTCCCATGCCTTTCCGGTCTTCGCGCTGACCCCTTCTATTTTTGAAAGAACCTGCATGACCTTTCCTGTTGCTTCTACAATCATGATTTATGGTTTTAATGTTTTACTTATTCTTTTTTGATATTGCTTACGTATTTTCTGCTTTTCCTCCTCCTCGCGTTCAAGATGTATCTGACGAAGCCGTTCCAGTACCCGTCCATCAACTTGCGATATATATTCGGTAACCAGATCAACAAACTGTTCGTAGGAACGACATAATTCGTAGCGTCCTCCAGATGCCTGCACGCATATCTGATATATTTTCTGTTCTTCCCTTTGTGAAGAACCTGCCTTCATCTCAATGTTGAGGCTTGACCATTTTCCGGCAGGCAGCTGCAATATAAGGTCAGACACTCCGGCATTAGCACCTTCCGCCTTAAGACGCGCTGCCTCAGCCTTGTTTCTATATCCCCCGTTGGGAACGGAAAAGAACAAAGGTTTCAGATGTGGAAATCGGTAATGAAACCAGATCACACACCGAGTCTGTAAATCATGTTCAGGTGATTTGCTCATAACGGAACTATTTATGAATTGGTACGCATGGTTTTCAAGCGGCGGTAAATAGTACGCTCGCTATATCCCATCTTCTGTGACAATTGCTTCACCGTCATATCCTGTGCCATGGAACGGATATAATGTATTTCTTCAAGATGAAACGAGTACGCATCAAGCATAAGTTCACGCGCCTTTTTATAGATTGAATTGAGGCTGTGGCGCGTAAGAATATCCTGTATACAGGCAGCCTTTGTGTTGGAATACATGGCACATAGTATATCTATCTCCTGTTTGGTCCAATACGTTCTTTTTATACTCATAAGTTCAAGGTTTTAAAGTGTATTCTTAATATTTGAATGCGTGGCGTAACACATCCTCCGCATTGCATTTCCATTCCGAGTTCTGCCTGTCCCCGGGTTTTGCCATCCGTATTTTCCTCTCAGCCACGAGCCTTTCAAGAACATACCGACCTCCGACCCACCTGGACGCCTCTCTCTTTGTAAATGTTATGCCCTTCTTCCTGGCAACAAGAAAAAGGTTCCCTAATTCTTCCTCTGCCTTTGATGTTTGAAAATCACGTCTCATAATTTATTTGTTAAGGTTATCATAAAATGCCCTGTTCGCCTCATATTCAGCAGCAATCTCCGATCTTGACACGTTTCCCAGCTTCTGTACAATCACATCATAAGTTTCCTGAGGCATATTATACAATATCTCCTCGATGTAATCCTGATGCCCTACCAATCCCAGAACATACAGGAATGAGATCATACCCGCTATAAAAACCATACACTGCTTGGATAATCTGTTCATATTCATTCCTCCTGTTGCCTTTTTAGTTTTTCATTTATCAACGCAGACCAATCAATAGGTGAGCTGTTGCCCGTCCTTGTCAATACCGTAACTATAATAAATCGAGATTCCGAATAACTTTATAGTTTCGCTACAGCTATAGGTTATGGCACATGACTTGATTGTCATTATTACCATTCCCAATATCAGTATCTGTTTTACATAGATGTTGGGAATGTATCTTTCTTCTACTATCGCTTTCATGGATTTACTGTCTTGTCATTTCTTGAAGCCTCCAGCAATGGAAGATTAGCTTCCGTAGGTATGTACACCACCGTCTTGTTATTCAAGTTGCTTTGCTGTCTTACCCACAGATATTGTATATAAGTGGGAGTAATACTTCCGTTTTCAATTTTAATGGCTTCCGCCGCACCTTTAGCTCTCTCTATCTCCGCCTGCGCATTCAGTCTCTCAGCTTCCAAATTTGCCTTCGCCTCCTCTATCTTTATTTTTCTGTTCTGTTCGGCTTCAGCAAACTCCGCCCTGCCCCTCTGTTCTGCCGCCCATACCCTGTAATAAGGATAACCGAACATGAATGCAACGATCAGAATCACGGTTGCCAAAGATGTAATGACTATATTTTTCATTATACATACAAAGGGTTTTATCAAGCCCGCCCAAGGCTATTTTGTTTCTTTTTTTTGCGTATCATACTAACCTGCATACTTGCATGGAATAAATATTTTCTGCCCGCCATAATTCTTTATTGCCTCTTTACGTATCATCTCATGAAAGTCATTGTCCCCACATTCAAAAGCCAATGCTTTTCTCACAGTTTCACTACTGACACCGAAATAAGAAGCCAGTTTAGCCTTCTTCCCATAGGGAAGCCAAATTCTACATTTCATGTTTGCTGTTTCCATATCGTTTATCTATATTTGAAAATTAATCATCGCTCATGTGATTATGATTTGTAATCACAATGCAAATATAACACCATTTGTTTATACTTCAACAAAAAGTATAACCAAATGTTTTTATAAAACATTATTTAACTATTACGCATGAAAAAGAAAGAGGCTTCATTGTTCTGCCTGCTAGAGGTTAAGAAAAAAAGCAAGCATCTATCATGGATTGAACGAAAAATGTACAAACGGCTTTTGCCATATTATACCCATTACACAGATGAAGTATATAAGGCTAGAGATAGAAAAGCTGTAACCGATGATGGAACCGTATTTAAGACAAAAGAAGGAAGAACTTTAGAAAAGTCCTTCCTTAACAAGAATCTGGTTCTGACAAAAATCGGAGAAAAAGAGCTTATTGATTTAAAGATGGAATGGATGAAAGAGTATCTGAATCAGTCTTTTGGCTGGATTCCGAAGAAAGTAATAGAGTTGACTCTACAATATCTATCCGTTGTTTTAATTGCTCTATTTCTTCTTTATTTTGTGTTGTAAGATGAAGGAAATATAGAAAAATCAAACTTTTCAATATCGACTTTATTGGATGGTAATTGTTTAGGCTTCTTTCCAAATGTTCCTTTTTGGAAAAACAAAAAGCATTATAGATGCTTTTGACAGGAATAAACAGAATACCTACAACAATTGAAAGCCATGCGTAATAATAAATAAAATCATCCATGTAATAAAATAAATCATTCATAACGATACAAGTTTAAGGGTTAATAATTATAGTGCGAATATAACAACAAATGAATTAACATGAAAACAATTGAAAGAATTAAAATGTTGATTTCTGAAAATGCCAAATCAGAAAGAGATTTCGCAATGAAGATTGGCGTGAATCAAGTTACGCTCAACAACTATACTGCCAACAAGCGCAAACTTAGTTTAGAAATAATAGAAGCCATACTCAACGCTTTTCCTGAGATAAGTGCTGAATGGCTGCTTCGTGGTACAGGTTCCATGATGTTAAACGAGACTAGCGATTCTATTAAAGCAAATGATTTTGATGAAGCTTGGTATAAAAAGGTAATAGACGACCAGCACGATACTATATCACTATTAAAAGAGAAAGTTAAATTCCTTGAAAAACAAATTGAAGAAAAGAGAAATGTCAATTACGGTTAAACAATAACGAATCCGAAGTTGTTTCTTCTACAAAATACAAATATCATTCTAATACCATTTTTATTATGGAAGAAACTATAAAAAATGTCATTTCCGACCTGCAATACAAGGTTGATGTACTCAAACAAGAAAAACAATATCTACTGGATATGTGCCGCAATTGCGAAACATGCGCACAGCGATTCTGCTGCCAGTACTGCAAGAATAAAACAGCAAAGGTCATTGCCATCAGAATAAAGAGAAAATAAGGATAGAGAGATTATAATAGACGCTATTTTTAAGTTGTTATTCTAATTATTTGAAACGGTTGCTATCAGTGATGACAGCAACCGTTTATTTTATATCCCTTAATTACCTTTGTGTACAAAGTAGTGGAACGGCATCCTCTAAGGGATGTTCTCAGTTTCAAAGCTTTCCGGATCTACAGTATATTGTATTACTTTCCGTACTGCTGCATCAGCCTGTTTCTGCATCACTCGCACATAATTGTAAATAGGTCTGTTCTTTTTCACAGACTGCCCTATACAATACTCCACCACCTCTGTCCTTATTCCTATCATAAAAGCGAACTGTGCGAATGTTTTTCTGCCGGCATAGTAAGAGAATGAAGTTTGAATGCCTATATGTTGTGCCAAGGCTGCGAAACATTTGTTGACATAACGTTGCAGATTCTTGTACCCGTTACAAAACGATAAGTTCAACCTGTTTCCCAGAATGTATTTATTGATGATTGTTTTCGCCTCATCGGGTATGGTCAAAGATGTAGTTCTTTCTCCCGTCTTGTGTTCTGCACTCTTTTTTCGGACGTATGTCATTGTCTTGCTTGACAAATCCGTCTCAACAAGGTCTGCAAGGTTGATCCCACCCAAGTAGAACGACAGGAGGAATAGGTCACGCGCCAGTATGAGTTTGCTGTCAGATGTTACCATGTCCCGAATACGCTGGAACTGCGTGACGGTTATGTCCATCAGCTTGGGTTCAGATTGCGGCATGGTAAATCCCTTGAACGGGTGTTCGTCATACTTCACTAACCCTTCGTCTATAGCTTCATTGATAGCAGCCTTGAAATGGGTCATGCGCATCTGTATATTCCCCTTCGCATATCCTCTGCGCTGCATCCCCTTGAAGAGCGTTTCCCGGATATCACGTTTTGTCAGGTAATCTATAGGTATATCACCGATGAGAGACACGATAACCTTACAGGTATAGCGGTTCATTTCCGCGTATGAGATTCTCTTTTCTTTTTCAAGACGCTCTATTCTTCTTTCAAATAGCTGCTGCACTGTTATTGGCTCAGCTTCCTCCTCATCCTTCATCAACACCTCTTTCAACTGTGCACAGTTGGAAAACCTATTCAGATTGAGACCTTCCATCCGTTCCCGGTATATACCCAGCACATACTGTATTCTTTTGTTCATGATTGCCGCATCCTTGCGGTAACACACCTTTCCGTTTTCAAACTGGTATTCATCATCAACCTCGAATTCGGTAGAGATATACCGAACTTCCTTCTTAAAAGTTAAAGATACATAAATTCCAAGTTTACCCGACAATTTACGTCTGTTCGGGAGGATTTTTAAGTTTAAGGTAGCCATAATTTGATACTTTTAAAATTCCAGCGACAAACCCTAGCGACAAACCTTACAGCTCACCAGTGGGTTTTCTGTCACTTTTTTGGCTCAGCGGAAATTTCTGGTTGTTAAGTTTTAAAATTAGCTACCTTTGCTTACCTTTGTTTTATGAAACCCG